TCGTGAGAACATCGAGCGGGGCCTGGCCCTGCTTGCCGGTGTCGAGGTCGAGGTCGAGTATAAGGAACATTCGGAATGAGCGATTATCAGGAGTTCTTAGACAAAAAGATTTTGAACGTCAAGGTTTCCGGGTTCGAGGTGGAAACCAGCGTCGTCAATCCTTACCTTTTCGACTGGCAGATTGAGATTGTCCGTTGGGCCTGCCGGTTGGGTAAGGCGGCGTTATTCGAGGAGTGCGGCAGCGGTAAAACTCTCCAGTTCATTGAATGGGCGCGCCTAGTCCTGTGCCAAACTGCGGGACACATCTTGATTGTATCGCCGCTGGCGGTAGCTCATCAAACGATCAAAGAGGGCGCAAAGATCAACGTCAAGATCGAATATATTCGAGATCAGTCCGAGGTCAGGCACAAAGGCATCTACATTACCAACTATGATATGTTGGAACACTTCGACGGCGCGGCCTGGAGCGGTGTAGTTTTGGATGAAAGCTCCATCCTGAAAAACTACACCGGCACCACAAAGCGCATGATCCTGGAGATGTTTGAGGCAACGCCCTATAAACTGGCTTGCACCGCCACACCCGCCCCGAATGACCATCTGGAATTAGGAAACCACGCCGAGTTCCTGGGGGTAATGCGCTCCAATGAAATGATCCAGCGCTTCTTTATCAATGACACAATGAGCGCCGGAAACTACCGCCTGAAAAAACACGCCGAAAAGGACTTCTGGAAATGGGTAACTTCCTGGGCAGTTTGTTTATCGAAACCGTCCGACCTGGGCTATCCTGATATTTGTGACCGCTACACCTTCGAGATGCCAGAATTGATTATTCATTCTGAGATTGTGACGGTAGACCAAACCCGCGCCTGGGAGAAGGGCATGCTGATTGTAGACGGTACAATCTCAGCTACTTCCATGTGGAAAGAAAAGCGCGAAACGACTAATGACCGCTGCGATAGGGCGCGTGAATTGGTTACAGACGATGATGAGTTTACAATCATTTGGTGCGATTCAAATAACGAGGCTGATTATCTCAAGCTGTTATTTCCGAAGGCCGTCGAGGTGCGCGGGTCGGACAGTATCAAAGAAAAAGAGCGCAAGCTGGAATTGTTCAGTGACGGCCTGGCGAAACAGATCATTACCAAACCTGAGATTGCAGGATATGGGCTAAACTGGCAACACGCGCACAACGTTATTTTTGTCGGGGTGACTTACTCATTTGAGAAAACATACCAGGCCCTGCGCCGGTCCTGGCGGTTTGGTCAAACTGAGGATGTTCACGCATGGATGATCGCCGCTGAGAGCGAAGGCGATATTGTCAAATCGTTATCAATCAAACAAGAAGCACATAGGGAGATGCAAAAGAGCATGAACGACGCAATGGCTGAAAACGGATTAGGAATGACTGGACGGCTTGAAATGCAGACAACCATCCCGCACGCGGACGAACGCGGAGATAACTGGCATTTGATGTTAGGAGACTCTTGCCAGCGCATCAAAGAGATTGCAGACAATTCGCTGGACTTCTCAATCTACTCGCCGCCCTTCTCCAATCTGTACATCTACTCGGATAGTATCGCGGATATGGGCAATAGCGCGGACGATGCCGAATTTTTCGAGCATTACAAATACCTCCTCCGTGATCTGTTCCGGGCTACGCGGCCGGGCCGGTTGTCAGCGGTTCACTGCAAAGACCTGCCGTTGTACCATAACCGCGACGGGGCAGCTGGGTTGAAAGACTTCCCAGGCGAGATTATCCGGGCGCATGAGGAAGCGGGATGGATTTTGCATAGCAAGGTGACAATCTGGAAAGATCCTGTGATTGAGATGCAGCGCACAAAAAACCACGGCCTGTTACACAAGAACTTTAGTCAACGGTCTGAGGTTGTCCGGCAAGGCATGGCCGACTATCTAATCGTGTTCCGTAAGTGGGAAGGGGTCGAAGGGACCGAAAGCCCCGTGACAGTCAAGCACGCGCTCAAGATGCCGACGGCCAAAGGCGGTCATGTTTATCGGGGAGAGAAGGCCCCGGAGAGTTTCGACAGCGACCGCGACTATTCAATTCAGGTTTGGCAGCGCTACGCTTCTCCGGTTTGGTTCGACATAAACCAAACTCGCGTGCTGAATTATCAGCTTGCTAAGGATGGCAACGATGAAAAACATATCTGCCCCCTGCAGCTCGACGTGATCGAACGTGGCATTGATCTCTGGACAAATCCAGGCGAACTGGTTTATGACCCGTTCAATGGAATTGGTTCCACTGGCGTTTGCGCTATCAAGATGGGCCGTCAATACGTCGGAAGCGAACTGAAACCAGGCTACTTCAATATCAGCGTGCGCAATTTGAAAGCGGCTGAGGATGAAACGAAGATACCGACGCTGTTCGATCTCGGGGCATTGTAGATTGTATTCTCCCCTCGAAAGTCGTATAATGAATATGCACCGAATAAAAAAAGTGCTGCCGTGGCTGGCAAAATGAGATAGCAGGACAAGACCGCCTAGTATGGTCTGCGTCTACCCCCTTGCTACTCAGGGACAGCCACAGACACAGATCATACCAGGCGGTTTTGTTTTGAAAGGGGTTCGTTATGGCATGGGTTAGATTAGACGATGAATTTCCAGAACATCCCAAACTGATTAGCGTAGGTCCTCTGGGAATGGCCTTGCAGGTGGCCGCGCTTTGTTACTCCAACGCGCATCTTACAGATGGTTTTATTCAATTCAACGTGGTAAATAAACTTCTGAGCTGGGAGTTCTCTCCTCCTGGAAGCGATGTCGTTTATACGGTAGGGCTAACCTCTGGAATGTCTGGGGATGATGTAGATAGCAAAACCGTCGCCGAATGGCTTGTAAGCGCTGGAATTTGGGAACAGGTTCCAGGTGGTTATTTTATCCACGATTACACCGATTACCAGATGACCAAAGAGGAAATTTACGCCTTACACGAAACCAGAACGGCAGTAGGCAAGTTGGGTGGAAGGCCACGAAAAAACCAAACAAACCAAAGCGAAACCAATTTGGTTAGCAAATCAAAAGCAAATGGAAACCAAACACATAACCAAAACGAAAGCAAAACGAAACCCCAATCCCAATCCCAATCCCAATCCCAATCCCCCATAATACCTAATATAGATAATGAATCAAATAAAGTAGTAGTAAGCGAGGACGAGGAACAACGACAACCCCCTAACATTTATCGAATTTATGAGAGTGAAATAGGGGCATTGACGCCTATGTTATCTGAGGAATTAGACGACATAGAAAAGGCGTATCCTGATGGATGGTTTTATGATGCGGTCAAGGAAGCTAAACGGTCATCCTCCAGGGTGACGCTAAAATATATCCAGGCCATCCTCAAGCGCTGGAAGGCCGAAGGTCATCAATCTGACAATAAACCGCAGAACGATCCCCATTATGGCAAGAAAAAATATACTGACGTTGACGGTAACGAGGAATGGTTATGACCGACATTACCCCACCCAATAGCCCCACGAGCGAACAGGCCGTACTCGGCGCAATCCTCATCGATCCTGAGATGTACAAGGATGTCAAGCTGGAAGGCGGCGAGTTTTACCAGGAGCGCCATCGCTGGATTTGGGACACAATGACCGCGATTATCCGCAAGGGCGAGCAGCCTGATTACGTCACAGTCTGCGCCGGCCTGTATGCCGCCGGCCATCTGACTGATTTAGGCGGGCCTGGGTATATTACTGAATTGATAACCAATTGCGCAAACTCGCAGAACGCGCCCAGCTATGCCGCTACGGTTCGCGCACTCGCCCGCCGCCGCTCCATCATCCGAGATACGTCTAGACTTGCTCAAGCCGCATATGACCTGGATAGTGATATTCAAGCTGAGGTTTCGCGCATTATTGAGAACCTTTCACGGCAAGTAACTTCCGTCAAGGGCGCTGTGCCACTGGCTGAGATTATGAGCAAGCTCTGGGACGAAGCCGCCGCAGCCGCTGAGAACCCGCAAGATATTTACGGTATCCCTACCGGCTTTCCAGATTGGGATAAGATGACAAGCGGCCTACAGTATGGGCAAGTCTGCCTGTTGACGGGTGAGCCTGGAATTGGAAAATCATTACTCGCCGCACAAGTGACTTGCAACGCTGCCGCCGCTGGATACCCCGCCGCGTACTACTCCCTTGAAATGGCAGACTTGCAAGTTGGCCGCCGCCACTGGTCAAGGGAGGCGGGGGTATCCACTAGGTCGATCAAGTCAGGCCATGTGACTGAACCGGAGTGGGAGAAACTAACCGCCGCATATCAAAAGTTATGCCAGCTTCCGGTATTCATCTCGCCAGATAGCAATATCTCCACTATGGATATTCGGGTCGATATGTGCCGCCTGGCCGATCAAGGGGTGAGGTTCGCTGTGATTGACTACGAAGCGCTTCTGAATGATGCCGAGGGCATGAGTGACACTGAGCGCAGCACCATCCTGAGCAAGCGTACCCACGCAATCGCCAAAGACCTGAATATCGCCCTGCTGGTTATCGGTGATATGGTCAAAGCCGGAATGGGGCCAAATGCAACGGCCAAAGGCCAGACCGCTGCCGCCGGTTCGGGAAAGTCGCTCCACGATCGTGATGAGGTGATTATCATGCGCAAAGACGCTGTGAACGAAAACCTGATTGTCGCAACCTGGGAGAAGCTGCGCGAGGGTGACGGTGATCGGGTGATGAAGTTCCTCAAGTTACCTGGCTTCCCCTCGTTTGGAAGCGTGGTCAAGCCAGAACGAAAATGAGACTTTATCATGTATTTTTAATGTTGCCCGCCTATCAGGCGCTATAATATTTATATACTTCAAATTTCACGAGGGAAAGCTTATGGAAAATCCAGTAACCACCACTAAGCCTATCTGCCCGGAATGCGCACGGCTCCAGCAGCAGATGCGCCACTACCGCCGCACCCAGAACTGGGAGTGCCACGCCCGTATCTGCGATATTCTCGCCGCCCATGTGCGCAAATGCCACGCGGGGGGAATATGACCGCCCTGACCATCACCCTGCCTTGGCCGTCAGCCGATCTCAGCCCGAACGCACGCGGACATTGGGCGAGCAAGTCTAAGGCCGTCAAAACTGCAAGAATGTTTGCGATGTTCGTATGCCTTGACGCGATGCAGACGCAGTTCACGCCGATCAACGCCCCGCGTCATGCTGAGGTAAAGCTGGTTTTCTACCCCCCAACCAAACGGCATTATGACCTGGACAACCTGCAAGCGCGATGCAAGGCGTACCAAGATGGGGTATTCAATGCCCTTGGATGGGATGACAAGATCATAGACCGAAACGCCGGACGGATTGACGAGGTTCGGGCCTGTGGTGAAGTTGAGTTTATTTTGGAATGGAGTGCAAGCTAATGGACTGGTTACAAAAGATCGGAATGGGTATCCTGATTGTGGCCTTCGTTATGGTGGCCCTGTTCGCAATCATCATATTTTTGTACATGGCCGCGCCTATTCTGGTGATGCCGAATGGAGGGTGAGATGACACATCGAACTAAAGACGAATTAGTCCAATTGGTTTACAACCGAGAACATGAACGAGACGCGGCAAAGGCCGAGGCAGGTAAATTACTAGCCGAGTGCATGAGCCTGACCGCCGCCCTTGACGCCGCCAACTTAGATGCGCAAACGCTCTATGACATGCTGCGTGACGTTGGAATAGCGGCGCATACCGCACGTTGTAAAGCGGAGCTACGTAGTGGAAATTCATGCGTGTGTGATGTTGACAAGGATCTGGCTGCGCATCAGGCGCGGGTGGATGTGAAAAGATGAAAGCGAACACCGAACAATTCAATTTTATAACCGGCTCGTTCGAGAGGCCTGCGCAACGCGATAACGAAAGCCCGTCTGAGGCCTGGGTAATTGGATGGACCGACGCGACACAGACAGGCAATAATATCAATCCGTACTCTCCCACATCACAAGATGCGATTGACTGGGAGGATGGATTTCAAGCCGGAAAGGCGGATTAGATGACGCGCGATGATTTTGTGGAAAATGTTAAAAATACCATATTGGGTAACCCACATGAGGATTATCCGTTCCCTCAATTACTGATGGCCGAATACGACCGCCTGACCGCCGCCCTTGACGCCGCCCGCCGCGAGCTTGACCTGTGTCACATGGAAACAGTCGAGACGCTAAAGGCGCTGGGCATGGAAAATATGGACGACATTACCCAGGACGATGTGACTGCGCGGATTGATCGCCTAGTTGAAGCGGAGAAAGAGCGCAATTATATTAGCGCCGAATTGAAGCGTATCCGCTCAGAACGTGACGAAAGTGACCGCGAACAAACCAGGCTGAAAAAACTGTTAGACGAGGCTCAGGAAGCGGTTAGGGTATACGTGAAAGAACGCGACGCCGCTCGCCGCGAGTTAGCCGATGCGCTGGGCCTGTTGGCCTCTGCCCAGGCTGTGCGCGAGGGGATGCCGGGGCCTGAGTGGGTGCGGGTTGAGGATGGACTGCCGGAAGTAAACGAGGTCGGGTGGTCGGACGATGTGCTGCTCGCTTACAAGGTTATTGGATGTGCTTATCGCGGGGCACAAATGGTAAGCCGGTATCACTATAACCTCGCTATCAAAAAATACGTGTGGAGCTATAGCAATTATGTTTTGGGCGATTGGGGTTATGAGGCTTACGCCTGGATGCCCCTGCCCAAAGGCCCGGAGGTATCCCATGACTGAGGAAATGATCCGCATGGATCTCCGCGCGAATATCACCCCCGCCGAATTGCGCAAGCTGCGCGGGATTGCAAGCACGCGCCTGGAAGCGCTGATGATTTACGATGCCGACTATCTGGCAATCCAACGGGCCGCCGGTATCAAAGAGCCGAATAGCGCGATTGCCTCAGATTGCGTCATTGAACGCATCGAAAACTTGCGCCAGGCCGTCGCCACGCTTGAGGCCGATAAGGCTGAACTTAGCACCGCCCTGAACATGGTCATTGTCGAGCGCAACGAGGCGAACGCGAAACTTGACCAGGCCCTCAGCCAAAACGAGGCCCTACGCGCCCAGGTGGACGCATACCGCCAGGCTCATGCGCGAACGTGAATATGCAAAAGAGCGGTATGAGTCAAAAAAGAGCGGCAAAGCCCATGTGCGCAACATCTGCCTCCGGTTCGTTGGAACGAATTTGAATTACCGCCGCGGCCAGTTGTACGAAGCCGAAGTGGTCCAGGCTGATATCGAGATGGGCATCGCTGCCGCAGAAGACTTTGAACCAGAAACCAGACAACAGTAGAGAGGATTTGATATGCCAGAACTCGAAGAAACCACTATCCCCGCCCAATGGGCAATCGTTGAACTGATGGGACACGCTCAGACTGCCGGAAAAATTTCCTTTGGCAATCATGGTGGACTGCTCCGGGTCGATGTCCCGGAAGGCGAAACGTACCGGACTGAGTTTTACGGTGTGGCCGCGATCTATGCCGTGAAGATGGTCAGCGAGCAAATCGCCCGGGCTTACACGCACAAGGATGCGCTGATCCTCGAATACAACGCCCCCGTTATCACGCGCGAACAGCACCAGTCAGTCCTCGAACGGGCAGAGGAACGCATGCGTGCGTACCGCCGCGAGATCGATGAACTTCAGCGCCGCCTGACCGCCGTAAACGCCCTGCCGTCTGGGGAAGAAGAAGTAGTTGAGGAATAACATGCCCGAAACTCAGGAACCCTACCAAACAACCCCGCCAGCTGCATCAGATCGTGCCCCGCTCGAAATCTGGCAGAGGGCAGACATCAGCCCGAGAGAGCTGTACAAACTGCGCCGCGAGTTGGCCGATGCACTCGCCCAAAACGAAACCCTGCGCGCCCAGGTCGAGACTTACCGCCAGGGCGAGGCGAAGCTGCTGGAGCGCATCGAGCGGCTTGAGAATGGGCCGGTTGTAAGGGAGGTGAGGGGATGAG